GACTTTCATCTGCTCGCCAGTTTCTTCTTTACTGGGCATCATCTCTGCTATTTTATCACCAATAAGATTAGCCAACTCCTCGTTCTTAGGAGTAGCTTTCCTTCTATCTGGTAATGCGTCCTTATCGGATGGAGTCTTTTTTACTCCTTTATCTTCTTGTGGTAGTGCCATCTAGTTTCTCATCTTTAACTTTTGTTGTTCGTGTTTAGCTTTTTCTTCCTCTAAGTGTTTATGAAGCATAGTCGTATATATCTCTCGCTCGAATGGATACATATTTTCCAGCTCAGTCAAGGAATATTTGTGATGTTGCATTAAAGCGAAGTTCGTCTTATAATGGTTCATCAACGACTCATGGCTGAGCATTATCCAAAAAAATTCTGTAAACCCTCCAAAGTTCTCTGATGAACTTTGCCACAATTAGGACAAGTATATTCAATTTTATGAGTCATCTTTGGCATATGCTCAAAGAAATCTCTTATCTTAGAAAACTGGTCAGAAGTAAGATTGTTAATAAAATCATTTACTTCTTCAACAGATTGTTCTTGAATATAATGGAGTTCGTCTCCTTCATAAATAACTTCCATTGAATCCATTATAATATCAAATACTTTATCAGGATCGCTATCTTGATTTAATCCTTGATATTTAATAATAGTTTCCAATGTAGGATACTTCATTACAACTCCTACATCTCCCCATAAGTCTATTCTTTTATTGTGTCCTTCTGGGAAAGTGACAGGTATCGAGGTAATATCTACCGATAATTTTACTTGAGCTTTGGGGTTGTCAACACAACCAGCTTCTTCATTATCGCATTTACCGATTATCTCAACTATCTCACCTACAGATTTTCCTCTCATCTGAGCGAAACAATATTCTAGGTCGAAAGTTGCTAATCGTTTAACTTCTATTTCTTCTTGTACACAATTAGTAATTAATTCACGCAAGGTATTAACCATTGTCGTTTCATTTTCTGATTGCATAGCAAGCATCAATGCCTTTTCGTCTTTAACAACGAATGGTCTAAATTTTACTTCTTGACCAGTAGAAGGAATTGTGAGTGGATGTAAAGCACTCGCATGTTTAGGTAAAGCCATTATTTGTCTCCTTCAATCGGGACATTCTTCATGTCCTTAATTAGTTTATTCAATTCAGTTGTTGAGCCAACATAGATAGAATTATTTTGAACTCCTGGAGCTCTCTCTTCTTTCTTGCCTTCTAACTTCTGTTTTTGCTGATGTAAATCTAATAGCTGTTGATTTATGTCAGCCTGTTGTTTCATGAGATTGCCTACAACTTCAAACGCACGAGGGTGTTCTGATTGTTTAGCTATCTCTAATGCATGATTAAGTGCTTCTTGACCTTTGTTTAAAATCGTTAATAGATTTAAACGAGTAGTATCATAATCACTCTCAATCTTTGCTTCTTTCGGGTCATATCCCGACATTACATTTGCTGCATCATCTACAGCAGATGGTAATTCATTTGCCTTAGCAATTATATCTTGATGCCCAGGAAGTATATCAGTTGGGCATGCTGCATCAGGATTATATACTGGTGTCCCATCAAATCCTGCTGGAAGGTCAAATACCTTGCCTAGTCCTTTATCAATTTTACTCATTAGTTCCTCTTACCAAATTTTCTTCGACCTCTGGCATTATTACCACCATAAGTCACATAGCCACCTGAATGGGTGACTGGGTTGCCTTTGCCATCTGTTACAACATTTTGAGGTATATCCTCTTCAATTCTATCAATAATTCTTGGCTCTTGTCTAACACCTGTTGGTGGATCGCCAACTTCTGCTGGCAATTTACTCTTAGCATACTGAGCACCTCTCCAATATCTGTAGGAAAGTGAAACTCCAATCTTCATTGCATCTTTACCTTCAGCAGTTAGCTGTATAGGATTTAATGTTTTAGGATATGCTTCATATAAAGTACATCCATAAATTTGTTTATCTGCTTTATCTAAAACAAATATAGTAATATCTTTTGTGTAGTTTTTATAATAGTTAAACTTTCTTGTGACTGGATCTATAATTTGTGATGTCCAGTTATCCCAATATGTTTTTACTTTCATTGGGCGATCTACATAAAACTCTAAGTTGATTGCTTCAAATAATCTTTCATAAGGCATCTCTCTATATTCACCAAATGTTCTTGCTGGAGTGGTAGAGTTATTGATTCCTGGAAGTTGTGCTTGAGAGCAATACATTAATAACATGCGTGACATGTCTGGACCTTCAAAATTAGGAAGGACAACAGCATATCTGTTTACTACAGCTAATCCCTCTTTCTTAACTTGAGAGGTAAAATCGTTGAGTGTAGTTTTTGGTGCTTCTTGAAAATTATCAGCCATATAACTATTTAGTTAGATTCTTTTATATTCTATGTTGGGATCGCCAGTTATTTGCTCCATTTTATCGTAAGCAAGTCCTGGAGGGATGTCTAAATATCTCCTATCAAAGTCAATCAGGAGTATTAGTCGGTGTTCGAAGGAATAATTATGAGCAGAATGAGTATATTGATTATTAAAACCGAAGCAATCAGACCAATCCACCTCTGAACCATTTACCTCTAAGAATATATCTCCCTTGGGTATATGTAGTGGTATATGTACTCTCAGGTGATGTCCACGACGATTCTCAGGTCCAGTATGCCTATGTATTACCGAATCCTTTACTAATATGCTATAATTAGCGATAGGAACGACTTCTTCATACTGCTTTAATATCTTATTTGCTGTAGGATACTGGGGTCTGGCTTTCTCTCCTTCTGTATCACGATATATTGTAGAGGGTGGTTGGTATTTTAAATATACATTTTGCCATGCGTCTAGCTTTGCTGGTTTCTTATCTTTACTACCTGAAGCATGACCCATACTATCCCTACTCATTACAGGCACAGCTTTATTATCTAACACCCATTGTAATTTTTTATCCATGCTCCACTTTTCATCTAAGTGACCAACGAGGTCATTTATTAGATTATCTTTCTGAGCAGATAACTCATCAAATATATTATCTAACTTAGGATACTCTCCTCGTTTAAATATCTTTTGTTCTTGTATTTCTCGTAGTCTTTGTTTTGGTATTTCTGACCACCATGGCAAATTAATCATTATCTATTGCTCCTGACTTCCAACTTGGATTTAATACTTCCCCATCTCGTTCGTAGTCAACCAGATATTTATCTGTACAACCAGTGAGGTCTTGTAGTTTAGTTATGTAATAAGATGTGGGTATGCCAAGGAATGGTCTATATAAATCTAGTATCATGACCAATCTATGTTTACCTGTTCTGTTGTGTGCTGAATGTACGATTTGATTATTAAATGCGAAAGGTGCTTCGCTAAATTGTATCTCCTCGTCATTTACCTCTAGGAATATATCACCTTCAGGAATATGGAGGGGAAAGTGTAATCTTAAATACTTACCATCTTTATTTTCATGACCAGTATGACGCAGTACAACTGAGTTTGGGGCAATCATTGAGTAAGTAATTACATTTATCCATTGTTCATATTTTTCTAAAATAGATCTTAACACTGGTAATCTATCACGATTCTTTTTCATTCGCTTTTCCATTACACCTTTACCAGCTTCTCCTGGATTCCAAATTAAATTAAAAGCATGCCAACTGTCGAGGTTTCTCTTACCTAACTGTTTATTTCCTACATTGGCTTCTTTCGCCACCTTATACCCAGCAGTTTCAAATACAGGTAAAGTATCCTCTTCATACATTTTATTTAATCGTTGTTGTATATTGTCTCCTTCATAGGGAAGTAATACTTCTTCTAGTAAGGCAGGGCAGAGGGGGAGTATGTGGTCAAAGACTTCATCTAACATAGGGTATTCGCCATGTCGGAATATTCCCTGTATTTTTGAGTTGTGTAATTTTTCTCTAGACCACTCTGCGTATTCTGGCAGTTTCATATAATATTATCCTTGTGCTATTTCTAAACTTTCTCTCCAAACACGATCCCTAGTAGCACCTGAAAATCTTTCAACTGGTAGCATCATAGCAGTATTCCAGTTGGCTGAGTTTACTTGTAAGAATTGTGATTTTACTTGTGTCTTTAAATATTTTTTTACAGCAGGTCTGCCGAGTGCTAACCTTGACGATCCTCGTATAGTGTTCCATTGAAACTTCAATCGTGTAGTATCGTCCATCTTTTTGTTTGATGCGTATGTCATCAATCTATCTAACAATCTAATGCGTAATAGGTATGGTAGATAATGCATGTTTAAACCTAAGAAATACTCTGATTGTATTTCAAAAGGAAACACCAAAGGGAATCTATCAAAGTATGGTAATGTATCAGCACCTTTGGCTTCATATTGAAACATATACATCCTGCCAGGAAGTAATCGTGTAGAACGACCTGCTTGTTTCATTATTGCCTTTGGCTGAGGTCGCAGTTGACGCAACCTTACAACTTCTTTATTAAACCATCCTCTGCTTTTCTTAGCAATGTCTGGGTCAGTTGCTGCCTTATCGAAAAAAGTTTGTGTTGGTGTTTTAGCCACTTATCTTTCCTAGTCGTTGAAGCATAAGTTTGTTTGCTTCATGTAGTTTTTCTATTGCTTCTTTTGACTGACCACGATATGGTACAGCCATAAACTCTTTAATCATTTGAGCATTGATAGACTTACCATCTATCCATACATCGCCAAGTATTCTACCGAACTTACCAGTCTCGTAATCCTTGTATGTTTTGATTGAAAGATTCTTACCTTTTTTTAATGCTTCAGTCAAATATTTCTTAGCTAAAAGACCTCGGATCTTTTCTTCTTTATTTCTTGTTCTTGATTCGGGTGTATCGATACCAAACATTCTCACTCTAGACTTATACATTATATCAAATCCTATATCAATAATAACATCAATGGTATCACCATCGACTATCTTTGTGACTTTATGTATTCTGTATGAAAAATCAGTTGGATCTCCCAGTTTTGGTTGGGGCATAATATCTCCTTTTTATTCTACTATTTAGTCTTTTTATCTAGACCAGTCTTCCATGTAAGACCTAATTCATCTTCAGTCAATATAATGAACTTTTGACCACGATCTAATGCGTATTGTTCTGCTGCTTTCCACTTGGCTGCATTTACAGTATATGCTTTTGACTCAGCCAAATACTTTTTTGTCCTTCTTCCAGTAAATTTAGGAGGTGAGCATTGTACTTTTGGTTTTATTTCAACTAAATAGGTGTGTATCTGGTCATGTTTATTTTTGACTTTTATTGTAAAGTCTATAAAGTATCGATGCAATCGGTTATCTACTGGCGATCTATAAGGCACAACTGTTTCTTCAGATCTCCATTTTAACACATGATTAGATCTATCGCACCAAGAAGCGAAACGAGTTTCCCAACTAGAACGCATAATAATGTTCGTTGGGTTTCCTTCGTACTTCTCGGGATTTAATGGGGTGTATTTTCTTTTGTGAAACATAACTAAATATATCCTATACAACTACTATTTAGGGGTCAAATATACATGTCATCAGCAAGGGGTGCATCATTAAAAAACGCTGGGTCGGTCACGCACTCACATCACAGTTCCACATCATCAACAACTACTACTCGTACAAGTCAAGCAGTAGTATCTGATGAGGATCTAAATGATGCAGTAGAAGAAACGAATAAGAGTCCTTCTTATGCAGTCACGCACT